TTCCGTGAACGCCATTTAGAGTTTTTGGACACAGAACTGACCCGTGTTTTGGAGGCTGTCACGGAGGACGAGCCTGCGGAGCAAAAGACCGAAGAGGTTGCAGAAGCCTACAAGCCAACTATTCAAGATAGACTACAGGAAAAGACCAGCGAATTAATTGGCGAGATAGAAGGCTATTACGATGAATTAGTTACTAACGGTAAAACTGAGTTCAAACCCTACGACTTCTTAAGTGGTAATAATGTAGTGCAAAGCCAATTGGGCAAGTACGAAGCACTATTCCAAGCACGCCGTGAAGAACTGGAACTGGCGCAGAAAAAAGCAGATCCGCAATTAGTTGAAGGATACAAGCACTACAAGGCACAGGACTATAAGCGACTGATTGCTTGGATTGACAAACTGTTAGAAGCAGTTGAGCAGTATCGTGGTGTTAAAAAGGCTACCAAAAAAGCCCGTGTTAAGAAAGCACCCAGCAAAGAAAAGCAAATCAGTAAACTCAAATACTGCAAAGAAGATAAGACACTCAAGTTGGTTAGCGTTAATCCTGCAGAAATTATTGGTGCCTCTGAGTTGTGGGTCTACAATACCAAGACACGCAAACTGGGCAAATACATTTCGGCACCCTACAAACAGTTGGGCGTCAAAGGAACCAGTATTGAAGGCTTTGACATCGACAAGAGTGTGTGTAAAACACTACGCAAGCCTGAGGAAAAACTTAAAGAGTTTGCCAAAGCAGGCAAGGTGCAGTTACGTAAATTCCTCGAAGATATTAGAGCAACCGAAACTAAACTTAACGGCAGAATCAGCGCAGATGTGCTGTTACTAAAAGTTGCCTAAAATCACAGTCCTGTTGGCTAAATAAGGTTAACAGGACTTTTTTATGGCTACAGACAATACAGTAATTGTTCCCGACTTACAAACTGACGGCAGTGTAAGAACGCAAAATCTTGGCATGGCTGGATTTATCAGCCAAGAAAGTGCCATTGCCGCTAACGAACAAATACAAACACTCAATCAGCTACGCAACGAAATGATTGACTACATTCGTTTGCGTTTAGGCGATCAAATCGTTGACGTTGAATTAGATAAAGAACATTATGATTTGGCTATCAAGCAGGCCCTGACCAAGTATCGTCAACGTGCTCAAAATAGCACAGAAGAAAGTTATGTATTTTTGGATCTAATTCCCAATGTACAAGAATACATCCTACCCAACAACATTATGGAAGTGCGCCAAATCTTTCGTAGAGGAATTGGTAGCACAACTGGAACAACCGCTAGCCAGTTCGAACCATTTGCTTCAGGTTATTTAAACACTTACATGCTGGTAGCGGGACGTGTGGGTGGGCTGACTAACTACGAACTGTTTACTGCTTACCAAGAACTGGCCATGACCATGTTTGGTGGTTACATCAACTTTAACTGGAACCGTGTAACTAAGAAACTAACCCTAGTTCGTAAAATTCCCTACGATGGTGGTACTGACGTTAAACCAACTGCACTAACAGCCGCAAGCACAGCCACTGGTGCAGTGATTACAATTACACTACCTACCAGCGCAACAACGTACCAGACTAACCTTGCAGTAGGAGACAGCGTTTATATTCAAACCTGCCCGGTACAAGGCTATAGCAGTCAATATCGTATTGCCAGCATTAACAATGATAAGACCGTAATTACAGTTTTGGCTAATCAAACACTAGGTGATATAAGCGTAACAGGAACTAATTTATCCGCAACCACTTTCTTTATTCCGGAACCATTTTACGATGGAAACCAATTAGAAAGTGTGCTACTTTGGGTAAACAACTACAAACCAGACAGTATGTTGCTTAGTGACCCGCAGGTTTATCCTTGGTTGCAGGAGTATGCACTAGCATTTACAAAATCTATTTTGGGACAGGCCCGTGGAAAATTTGCCAGTATTGCAGGACCTCAGGGCGGCACACAACTTAATGGTGCTCAACTATTGCAAGAATCACAGGCGGAAATGCTTCAACTTGAAGACGAACTCAAACGTTACATTGATGGCAGTCAACCATTGACATGGATTACAGGTTAATGTATAATAAGGACTCTTAGGAGTCCTTTTTCATGATTATTGGAATTTGTGGTTTAATTGGCGCTGGCAAAGATACTGCCGCAGACTATTTGGTAAATTGGCATGAATTTCGTCGTGACAGTTTTGCCGCAACTTTGAAAGATGCTGTTAGTGCAGTATTTGGTTGGGACCGAGAACTTCTAGAAGGACGTACCAAAGCCGCAAGAGAATGGCGTGAACAGATTGACACTTGGTGGGCCAATCGCTTAGACATGCCAGATTTGACCCCACGCTGGGTCTTACAGTATTGGGGTACAGATGTATTCCGCAATCATTTCCACCAAGATATTTGGATTGCTAGTTTGGAAAATAAACTGCGTCAGACCCGAGACAATGTAGTAATTTCAGATTGCAGGTTTCTAAACGAAGTTGAAAGCATTCGCAGGATTGGTGGCAGAGTAATTAGAATCGTTCGAGGACAAGATCCAGAGTGGTTTCATTTAGCACGAACTGATCCGCAGAGTATGCCTGCCCGATATCCCGGAGTTCATGCCAGCGAATATAGTTGGGCACCCACAGAATTTGACCACATTGTAGAAAACAACAGCACTATCGACGAATTATATCGTGAACTTAAAAATCTGGTGTAATAGGACTTTCACGCCAAGCACTACCTGATTGTTGTAGTTCTACCCTACAGTTTAGACATACAGTTTTTAAGTTAAACTCGTTATTGTTTTTTAAATTTCCATCTAAGTAAAAGACCGACATCTGACGATCAGGATACTTTGCCCTAAACCCGCATTTATCGCATACAGGTTTTTTTCTAAAGCCTGACTTATACCAAGCAGGTACTGGTTTTAATTTTTTACCTTTGCGTAAACAAATGTCGCAGAGTTTTCTATACCTTGTTTTACCGTTACTGTGATAGTTAATTGCTGCTAAATTTAGGTTACAGGTCTGACATAAGGGTCTTTTCATAAAGTTATTTAACTGTAAAACCTTTCGAAAGGGTAACCAAACTGGTAATATTTAAGGACTTCCGATAAATATCTGTATAAGTTTTATGAGGAAGTGAAACATGGCACTAGTTTCCCCAGGCGTACAAGTCAGTGTAATTGACCAAAGTTATTACGCACCAACACAATTAGGATCTGTTGCTTACATTTTAGTAGCAACAGCACAAGATAAAATTGCTCCGGGCGGCCTTACAATTGCCCCTGGAACAGATGTCGACAATGTAGGAACTATCTACAATATTACAAGTCAACGAGACCTGGTAACCACATTCGGTACCCCAGTGTTTCAAACAACTTCCACTGGAAGTGCAATTAACGGAAGTGAACTAAATGAATACGGTCTGCTTGCGGCCTATAGTTTGTTAGGTGTAAGTAACTCGGTTTATATTCAACGTGCAAATGTTGACTTGGGCTCTTTAAATGGCACAACAAGCAGACCATTAGCAGAACCAGCAACTGGCGCTTTGTGGTTAGATACAACTACAACGAATTGGGGTATATATGAATGGAATTCAGTGAATCAAGCATTTACTGCGGTTACTCCTATTGTTGTTAACAGTAGTACTGACCTAGTAAGTAATTTAGCACCTAATGTTGGTATAGGAACAATTGGTAGTTATGCAGTAAACACTGTAGCGAATACTAGTCCAGTTTACTATAAAACATATGATAATACTTGGCAACTAGTTGGTAATGTAAGTTGGGAAGCTAAAATTCCAACAATTACCGGTACCACAAGTAGTACTGGTAACGTTATCACTGCTAACAGTAATATTACAATTAACACCACAAACGTTACAGTAGCAATTAATGCTAATTTAACAACAGTAGCGGCAAATATTAATACTGCTGCTATTGCAGGTGTTACTGCTCGTGTAAGCAGTAGTAACCAATTAGTAATTCAGGTTACAAGATTAAGTGAAAGCGATGGCGCCACTGCAGACGGTAAAATTGCAATCAGCAACGGCAATAACACACCTTTGTCAGATTTAGGTATTACTGCTGGAACTTACAACGGACCATCAGTACAAATTAGTCCTTATTATAGCGTACCAGAATTTCAAAGTTCTAATTTGGCAGCTGGCACAGGAAGACCAACAAAATCTGTATGGCATAAAGCAAGTAGAACTGGCGCAGGCCTAACTGCCGCAGTCAAACAATATAATGCAAGCACAGATACGTGGAACACACTTACAGTAAATGATTATGCAAACGTGTTTGCTGCAACATTTGCTTTAGATCCAACTGGAGGTGGTAGTAATATATCTGAAGGTGCAGTGTTTGCACAATATGATCCTTTTGGAACTACAGAACCTGGCGCTTTGTTATGGTATAGAGATGCAACCAGTCCAATGACTATTACTGGTAACACCACATCACCAAGTGCAGCCAACGTTGGCGCAAGTTTTACACTAAAAACTCGTGCAAATGCTAGACTTGGCACAACAACAACTTATACAGTAACAATTAGTACTGCCACAGTTGCTGGATTCGTGGATGCAGTAAGTGCTGCAACTATTCCAAATGTCAGTGCAGCAATCAGCAGCACAGGCGCAATGACTTTAACTCATGATTTGGGTGGAGACATTGAACTAGTTGACGGCGCAGGCACACCACTAGCCAACGTAGGTATTGCTGATTCGGGTTCGACAAATGTCTACTACCTACATAGTAATGTTGGAGTAGAAACTTCTACTATTATTGGTTCTAACTGGAAGCCAATTGATAGAAAAAATTACTCAGTAAGTGCAACACAGATCTTTATTGCTCCTGATAACAACACTTATTGGTACTACAACACACCAAGTCGTGCTGATATCATGATAAGCAACGGCAGTGCTTGGGTAGGCTACAGAACACTGAGCAGTGATATCAGAGGTTATGATTTAACAACTACAAATAGTACCGGTCCTATCATTAGTGCTACAGAGCCAACATTACAAGATGATGGTACCGCACTTGTGTACGGTGATTTGTGGATTGACACCAGTGATTTAGAAAACTATCCTGCACTTTACAGATGGCAAAGTGTCAGCGGCGTAGATCAATGGGTCGCAATCGACAACCAAGACAACACCGGCACCGATGGCATTATTTTTGCTGACGCACGTTGGGACACAGACGGCACAACCAATCCAGTGACAGGCTCTATTCCTACTATTGCTGCACTTGGATTAAGCAGTTATGTTGACTTAGATGCTCCAGATGCAGCACTTTATCCACGTGGTATGTTGTTATGGAACACAAGAGCCAGCGGATATAATGTTAAACAGTACAAGACAAACTACTTTACTGCTGCTGCATATCCAGGCGAAAGTTTGCCTAGTGTAGCCAATACTTGGGTAACTGCCAGCGGATTTGACAGCACAGGTGTTGTACCAAACTTTGGGCGCAATGCACAACGTGGAGTTGTTGTTGCTGCACTTAAGAGTGCAATTGACAGCAGCACTGCACTACGTGAAGACAGCAATGCATTCAACTTGATTGCTTGCCCAGGCTATCCAGAGTTGATTCCCAACATGGTTGCACTGAATGAAGACAAAGAAAACGTTGCTTTTGTAGTAGGCGACACGCCAATGCGCCTAGCAGCAACTGGTACAGCAATTCAAGCATGGGCAGATAACACCAACGGTGCAACTGCTACAGGGGAAGATGGATTAAACACAAGTAGTCCGTACGTTGGACTATACTATCCAAGTGCATTGACGAACGATTTGGCTGGTAATCAAGTGGTTGTTCCTCCAAGTCACGTAGCACTACGTACCATTGTTAAGAGCGATAACATCAGCTATCCATGGTTAGCACCAGCAGGCACACGCCGTGGATTAATTGATAATGCAAGTGCAATTGGTTATGTTGATGCAGACAGCGGACAGTTTGTGAGTATTGGTGTAAGCCAAGGCATACGTGATGTGTTGTATGAAAACAAGATCAACCCATTTACAAACTTGCCAGGAACAGGGTTAGTGGTATATGGTCAGAAGACTATTGCTACAGAACCAAGTGCATTGGATAGAATCAATGTTTCTAGATTGGTAAACTACTTACGTAATCAATTAAACATTGTGGCCCGTCCATTTGTGTTTGAACCAAATGATCCAATCACACGTAACGGACTGTTAGCAACAGTTAACAGTTTACTAAATGACTTGGTGGCCAAGCGCGGTATTACAGATTACTTAAGCGTATGTGATACAACAAACAATACGCCAGAGCGTATTGCAAGAAACGAACTGTATGTAGACGTTGCCATACAGCCAACTAAGGCAGTAGAATTTATCTACATACCAATTAGATTGAAGAATCCAGGAGAAATTCAGGATGGCAATCTAGCAGCGGTAGCGAATCCAGGAACAGGAGCATAAGACATGGCAGTATCATCCTTAACAAGATTTACAGTACCTTTAGGCGGAGACCAAAGCGCCTCCACCCAAGGTCTGTTAATGCCAAAACTCAAATTTCGCTTTAGGGTG